AAAACAGGAACAGCATTGGACTTATGGAGAGTACCAATACCTAGAATTTTGTCTCCGGTATAAACTTGTTTAGGTTTGAGCGTTCCACCGGCCATCATCGAGGAATTCAATGATGGAATTTTTGGTATTTCACGCACATTTTTACCTAAACTGTAAACCCAAGGCTTGACAGCCGGAACAACCTTTTTGATTGTTGGAACCTGGTGTTTAGCCAACCAAACCTCATATTCTTCCCGTTCTTTTTTCGGTTTGAGTTTAGGTTTGGATTTTCCTTGTTTCACATATATCATCATAATGTATCTCCAAAACGAATAAATGTATTATACTCGTTCCACAGATAAAAGTCAAGTCATTTGTTGTTTTTTTACAACTTACTATAGCGTTTTGCTAGATTTCCATAATCATCATCTTCATGTTGACGTTGGCGCATTCTCCGTAATTCTGCGGCTTCTTTTTTACGCTTTTTGTTTCTATTAAATTCCTTTGATGAATTATATTCATTAGAATATTCTTCGTCAAATGGACGAAACTTAGGAACAAATTTTCCCACTTCTTTTTCTCCGTAGTTTATAGTACATCAGGAATGTTATCATGGATAAACTTATAAGTCAATCCTTTAACACCCAAATCTTTTTTAAAAATTCCAATAACAACATCCGCTTCACGGGGTTCAAGAGATTCCAACATAATCAGAAGAAGTTCTTCTGAACGTTTTGGAGTCAAACTCTCGGCGGTTTCATTACCTTTACGGAATATATAAAGTCTCTTAAGTTCAGTATCAAGTGATGCAAAAGAAATTCCAGGTTTTGTATCCGGCTTCTTATACCTCACTGGATATGAATTATGTTTCCATTCCATTTCAGGTCGATATGCCAACTGAAGTACCAATTTTACAGTTGGTGTCCAATTGTTAGCAAGCACATTAATCTTATCTTGTTTCGAATTAGCCTTTGCAAATTCATCAAAAACTTCATAAACATTTTTTCTCATTAAAATTCCTCAATTACTTCCATTAGGTTCTTCAGCTTCTTATCCATGAAGTAATTAATCAACTTGGAACGTGGAGCCGGCTTTGTGTTATTATATGTATCAATAATCGAATTTTTAATATCCGAGGGAATGTGACGTAGGTCAATCAGTGTTTGATTTCTGGAAAAACCGATACGTGCATTTTCATCTTCCCAATCACTATAATTTTCGTTCAGTAGTTTATCAAGCCGATTCTTATTAATTGGTGTTTGGCGCAGTTCACGAACGAAACAATCGGCTGGTGAAAGAACATTTGGAATGCCATCACCCTTATCACCTTTGATAATCTTCTCTTTCAATTCTGCCAGAGGATTTTCTGATTTGATATACTTCTTTTGTGCAGGATTGTATTGTTTTACATTCTTGTACATTTGAAGTTGTAGAAAATCACCATCGCTTGATAGAATGAGAATCTTATTGTCACCACCAGCATATATTGGTGTAAGTGTGCCGATAATGTCATCGGCTTCTGCACCGTCAACATCGATAACTTTATATGGAAAGTTTTCTTTGAGTTCTTGCTTTAAGTTGCCAAGAATGTCAAAAATAAGGTGCCAATCAAGGTCGGACTTCTCACGTGCCTTTTTGCGGCCAGCCTTGTAGAATGGAAAGAATTCTTTGCGCCAATATTTTTTATTGTCGCAACAGAGTACAACTTCACCATATTCTTGGTGAAATTGTCTAACGTGGCCACGAATGATGTTGAGTACCAAGTGGCGAACTAAGCCTTCTTCAAGTTTCACGTTTTTTTGACCAGCAATTTGTGCCATCAAGCCAGATAGCAAAACCTGGTTCAAATCAATGAGAATCATTTTATACCTTATTTAATTACTCGTAGAAGGATTATATCAGAATTTATACGTCCTGTCAAGGCTTGTTCAACAGCATTAATGTCGGTAAGAACTTTCCTCAGTGCAACTTTACCAGCTTTCAACGTTGCAGGTAAAACAACTTCCGGTTTACGGATAGTTTTTTGCACGGAAGTTTCTTCATTGAAATTGGTGAGTGTTGTACCTTTGATATTCAGTCCACCGGCATCCGTTGCATTGTAGCATCCAAGTTTCCTTGTTTTGGTGTTAAATACCCACAACTGTGAAGCACCAATGATATCAGCAGGATTAATAGAAGCGGCCTTATATTCATTGTCTTCCTTTTTAAATTGTAGTTTTTCAATGACCTTATCGACCGGCTTCACTTTCTTTTTCCTAGGAGCACGTGTGAGTTTTGCAGTATGTGCAATTCTTGCACAATCTTCGATAATGCGTTTCAGTAATGAAGCATATTCTTTGAGTTCCTTTTTTGAAAGAAAGGAATAACCCTCAACAAGTTGTTCATCTTTACCCTTGATTGATTCTTCGATTTCTTCCAGCTTTTTCTGATAGACGGGAACAATATGTTTAGTGTGGGCACCTTTAATATCCAGTGAACGCATCAAATCGTAAGGATCAAAAACTGTTTTGAAATCACGTACAATAAAACAGTCATCGATGGCACCTTCGATTTCACTCATGTATTCACGTGTTTTGTCCAACACACGTTCTTGAATAGAAACCACAACTTTAGGTTCTGTTTCCTCAACTTCTTTTTTAACTGGTGATTTATTCTTGAGTTCTTCAATGAATGTGGAAATCCATTGTTCGTTTTTCTCCGTAAGTGGTGCACCACGGAGTTTCATGCGGCAAACAAAGCCTAAATTTTTAAAATCCGCATCGGAATTTTTTTCGACAGATTCGATTTCTTTTTTTGGTGTGCCAATTTCTTTGAGATAAGAAAGCGTGAACTTTTTGCTTTCTTTTGAATCTGAATGGTAGTTATACCAATTCAATGCGGTAGACAGTGAACTTTCGCCATTTTTCCAAGACGGTTCACCGCCTGCCAATGCTTTTTCAAAATCTTTAACTGATGCGTGTCTCATGTGTGGTAACAGCCTTAACAGAATCGGTTCGGAAAGAACGCCAACCGTTGCTTTCCATATCCCATACTGCTAGTGTATCAGGATTCTCTTTCCTTGGCAAGGCCTCAGTCAAAAGTTGTTGCCCCTCTACAACAGGTTTTTGTGGTAGATATTCTGGCAAAAGTGTACACTTTAGTTCACGTTCCGTTCCATCAACTTTAGTGAACACAACCGTGGAAACGGTATTGGACAAAATTTCTTTCAATTCATACTTATCAAACATCTTTCATTTCCTTTTCATAATATTCAATATATTCTGCCGTTCTTTCGCTGAGTGCATCAAATGCACCATCAACGAATTCGGCCGACTTTGTGGTTGTTTTAGCAACCATCCCCAAGAACCCATTATCTAACATATTTTCAATATAGTCAATAGGTGAAATCAAGATTGCCTGAAATTTTTCCGGCATTTTTGGTGGATCTTCCGGAAAAATAATGATATCATACAATTCTCCGCTAGAACTTCCAGCTATTTTTTCACCGGCATCAGTATATTGAAAACCACAAATTTCTAAATCACCATCATCATTCCGATAGAAATTTATACCATCAAATGGTTCAGTCTTTAATGCTTGCCATAATTCGCTCATTGAATGCCCTTATATGTGTCTTTCGAACTTTCACCATAATCCATGCGTTATAATAATCATTTGATTCTAATACACATCTGTCAAATTGTTCTTTAGCTTCAAGATAGCCACACTCACCTTTTGATTTACACAGATGAATTATTTCTCTTTTGAAATTTTCTTTTCCGTGAACCTGTACATCATTTTGTAATTCTGAGTTTGAACCATAATACGTTTGCCAATCAGAAAATGATTTAGTCTTTTTTCTTTTGCCCTTAATTACTTTCGTTTTTATGGAATAAAAAAACTTTTTACCTATGTATTTTTTACCGGTTGTTAAATGTGTTATGACGTACACGAAACCGTAGTTGTCACCAATGTCCGGTTCCGTGAATTCACTGTCTTTGTATATCCAATTTATTTCCATTCCTCGTTCTCATCAAAGTCCTCATCATCTATATATTCTTCACTGAGGACTTCAATTCTTTCACCACAAAATGGGCAAAAGGACGGGGTTTCTTCTGAAACAAAATCTTCTTCAAATGCAACTTCAAAAGTTGATTCGCATTCTTCACATTCTGCTGTTATTAGTTTCTCTGACATAGTTTCTCCTTAATTTGCCCAAACGTCACCCCAGTTTCCTGATGTGGCGCCTTTGGCGTAGTCTGTTGCACGATTTTCAAAGAAATTTGTATGTGTAGGTGCATTAATCATTTCTTCAACCCATGGTAGCGGGTTCCTCTTGACTTTCATAATACCTTTCAGACCTAAAGAGATAAGGCGGCGATCCGTGATGTAACGAATGTATTTCTTAACATCTTCTGAATTCAAACCTTCCATAGCACCCATAGAGAATGCTAAGTCAATAAATTTATCTTCAAGCTGAACCATACGTTCAGCAATTGTGTAAATCTTACTCTTTAGTTCATCATTCCAAATTTCTTTATTTTCTTCTATGTAGGTCCTGAATAATTTAATCATTCCTTCGGCGTGCATTGTTTCATCAACAATAGACCAAGTAACAATCTGCCCCATACCCTTCATCTTACCGGTGCGTGGGAAATTCAACAACATAATGAATGAGGAGAACAACTGCATACCTTCAGTGAAAGCGGAGAACACTGCAATATGTTCTGCTGTGGATTCTTTTGTGCTATTACGGGATGATATATCCATTAAATACTCATGCTTGTCTCTCATTTCTTGGTAGTCCAAGAATTGATTGTATGTTGTTTCCGGAAGACCGAGTGTTTCAATAAGGTGTGAGTATGCGGCAATATGAAGTGCTTCACGTGCGGCAAAACCCAACAGCATCATTCTCACCTCAGGTTGAGGAAAGTAAGGAAGATAATTGCGAACATATCCACCAGCAACGTCAATATCACCTTGTGTGAAGAAACGGAAGATGTGTGTGAGAAATTGTTTTTCTTCAATCGATAATTTTTGTTTCCAGTCTTTTACATCCTCTGACATTGGAACTTCTGTGTGAAGCCAATGTGATTGTTCGTGCTTAAGCCATGTATCATAAGCCCAAGGATAATTGAAGGGTTTAAAATGATTTCTTTCGTCTGTTAAACTTGTTGCTTTCTTTTTAACCATTAATCCACTCCGTTAGTCTTTCTTTTGTTTTTAAACCTGTAGTGCGTTTAACTTCAATGTTACCATCTTTCATAACAAGAGTGGGAACTGAACGAATACCATAATCCATAGCAATTTCGGAATGTACATCGATATCAACAACTTCAATGGGAATGTTGGTATCAATTTTTTCCAACATTTCTGCCATCGATTTGCATGGTTGACACCAAGATGCCGTAAATCTTAAAATTCTTTTCATTTGTCACACCAAGAGGTTTTGGCTTCACCGTAATATTCACGTGCGAAACCGTTGTTAATTAACATCATCCGTAGACTCTTACCGTCCAATAAAACATCGCCGAGTACACGACCACCGTATTTGTCCCACGCCATCAATACAACTTGACGTTTTTGTGATGCATTGATTTGTGCTTTAGTGAATGCCGTGGCAGCTTGACCACGTGCATCTTCACTTGGGCACATTGCACGATGTCCTTTCTCAGGTGTGTCAACACCAAATACACGAATGCTGAGTTCCTTTTTCAGTGGCTCTGGTAACCAATTAGCTTGAAATGCTATAGTATCACCATCAATTACTCTGGTCAGTACCGCATCATATGTAACACCAGCCTTTTCTTTTTGTGCAAAACTTGTTATTGCGGTTAGTGCTAAGACAGCACCAATTATTATTTTTTTCATTTTTCTTTTCTTTCGTACATGAAGGTATCAGTGTCACCTAAAGCCCATTTGGCTTCAGTTTCAACTGACCATTTTTTGGTTGATACTTTAAAATCGGGATATTTTAATTCTCTAGGATTACTAGAAGGTTCAAACACAATCATTCTATTATTTGGTTGACATGCAAACTGACCATTATCACACTTTATAAAGTTATAGGATTTGTGGTCCTCAACATCTTCAGATAGACCAGTATCTATAACATTAAAATCTGAATGTGCGGAGTCTACTGTAAACAAATACTCACCGTACATCCAATCTCCGGTCTTCAATTTAAATTTACACTTCATTGATTGAAGTTGTGCTTTTTTCAAAACAGTAATATCATAACTCAAACAGTCCCACAATTGTAAGTGGTCAAGTGGCAAAGGTTCACCTTCAATAGGCTTCCAACAGTATGCACTGATTGGCAACTTATCGTAAAG